TACCGGTTCCGTAGTCGGAGTTGGCTGATGCAAGGAACTCGTTATGGACTGCTACATTGGATGTCGAACCTTCAAGCGTAAACGCAGGAGAGAACTCTACAGCCGCTTTGCTGACTCTATCCTCTTTGTTGATGAGGTCAGCCAAGTTTTGAGCAGTTGAATTAGCATCAATCTCTCCACGCCACTTTGTTGTCCCTTCACCAGCCTCAAGCGTGGCGACTTTACCATGTCCAGTAGAGATGTAGATTTTCTTACCTGCAAGCGAGGCTACATTATCGAAGTTGATTCTCGCCTCCGCTCCACCAATCTCTCGGTAGTCGTCACCTTGCCATAATTCGATTCTCAACACTTGCTGAACATTACGGAAAAGCAACGGTGCTGTTCCGACATAATCTGTGTAGTATCGTCGTCGGTAGGGCTTGTATGTATCGAAGTTGATGTATTCTGCTGTAACAAGGTAAGGTCTCCAAGCATTATGCGTGTAGTTGTCGATGCGGTCTTGTATACGGCGTATGTGGTCGTTGACAATGTTCTTTGTCACACCTCTGCGCTTACCGTTGGTAAATATGGTGAGGTTCTGTATCTCTGTGTTTGCGGCAGTCGTATAGTTACCATGTGTATTACTTGCAGGGAGTTTGACATACTTTGTCCCGCTGACATCTGCTACTACAGGCGTGCCGATGGTAAACTCAGTGCCGAGTGGGTCGATGTCGCTGTAAACAAGTATAGTGTCGCCACTTTCAAAGCCATGTTCTCGCAGGTCTGTCCCTGTGATGTAGAAGCCATCGGAGGTTGCGTTTGCCGCACCAAGGACAGGTTCGCCTGCCGCAATGCCAAGGAGTTGCGCCACCTTGTCGCCAGTCGTATACACGACAGCAGTGGGGTCAAGAGGTCGAGTTTCGGGCTCACCGGGACTGAATACTGTTGGCATGACCTCTCCTCCTATTCATCCCATGAGGGGTCTTCGTGATAATCCTATTGCTCTTTCTTACCGAGATTGAAGTCAACTGGCTTGTTACATGTCCTGCATGTATCGACCCAGCAAAAGTATAGCATACCGCAGTGCTTACAGCGTGTGCCCGAACCAATGTTCAGCACATCACCAGCGTTCTTGTTGCGGTTTCTTTGCTTGATAGTAACGCCCGATAGAGGTTTATCCTCGTTGGTTCTTACCGAAGCACCGTATGATTCGTTAAGACGAATGCCACGCTTCTGTAGTCGAGCGATGTCGTCAAGTCCGAGGCTACCGAATCCTTGCATACTCACTCACCTCAAACTGTGTAGGTGAGTAAGAAGTAATGATTGCCAAGCGAAGTGAATGGTTCAATGCTGATTAAAGCAGTGGTATTCGCCGCCGCAACTCCAAGAGCACCTGTGCCACCTGTGGCTCGGATGTCTGCTTGTATGAGTGCAGTAGCGTTTCCATTACTCATCTCTTGAGGACTGTAAGGACCGATGACTCGGTTTCCATAGCCACTAAGAACTGCCAAGGTGAATCACCTCAGCGTTGACCGAGAATCCAAAATCGACCGCCATCTGTGCTTATACCGGTTAAATTGTTGCTGTCTGCCGCATCAATGTTACGACCTGCATCAAAAATAACAAGACTGTTGGCCTCATCAATAGAAACATCGAGAGAGTTGTTCTGTGCAGTAATAGCCGCATTAGCCAAAAGAGACATTTTAGATGCACCTCTTACATGAAGTACGGCATCGTCGGGCAATGCTTCTGTTAATGCTGTGTCAATAGTAACAGTCGTAGCATTAACAGCGGTTATTTTACCGAGTCTTGCGCCGCTAATTCCGTTGTAAAGAGTTTGACCGACATAAACGCATGAGCGAGCATCTCCCGCTACACTACCGGTATCTACAGTCAAAACAGTTTGTCCTATTGCTTCTGTAGCACCGTTGTTAATAGTAAGACCACTTGGTGCAGTAGAAGTCAAATGCCCACCAGCGGCGAAAACAGTTGAAAGGAGTCCGTCATAGGAAAACTCTGTTCCGCCTTCGCTAAAAGTTCCTGTTATCATGAGCATATCGCCCATTACATGTGTTCGTGTATCTCCTGTGCTTGTTGCCGCCATTATTCTTCATCTCCTGTTATTGTTGTTTGTTCTGCCTCTACCGGCTCTTCGACTGGTTCGGGCTCTGCTACTGGCTCATCGACCATAGGCTTTAGAGTTTCCTCGACCATTGCCAATAGTTTTGCCTTTGTAGTGTAACCACTGTATTCAACATCTCGCTCGGTCAACCAAGCACTAATGTCTTTCTTTGTCCAGCCCGAATCCGGAATGCCGTCGTCCTTTGCATCTACTGTGACTGCCGCTTGTTCGTCGCCTTCAACAAGGAATGCTGTTGGATTGGAGCAAACTGCTACCCGATGAGTGTCCAGCCATTCTTGACTGACTTCGACGGGTTCTTTGCGAATCCAAGAGTCCTTGATGTCCGGCCTCTTTCGATAGACGGTAGGTCCCAAGTATGTTACTGTAGGCAAGTTCTCTCACCTCAAGAAACAATTGCCATGAATCCAGTGCTACCAGTTAAGTTACCTTCGCAAGCGAAAGTAATGACACCAGTGCCAAGTCCAGCGTCTACTGAACAAGATGTTGATGCTACACCGGAGCCACCGATAACGATTGCGTGAACTGTGTCACCATCGCCACCAACGGTAAATTGATTGTTGTTTTGAACCAATGTGCAAGTGCCGACGACCAATTTAAGTCCACGGCCTGCTGTGTTTGTAGTATCTGTGTTAGTTGCTTGAAAACCAGTGATGCTACCGGGATATGCTCCTGCCGAGCCAGCGGCACCGTCGAGCCAGCGTGTGCTGTCCGGAAGTGCCCCTGCGATAAGGTCTAATTCAAAGTCTACGGTCATTACTCCCGCTGAGCCTGTCGTTCGTGTAAATGTTACTGCCATAATTTTTCATCTCCTATATTTTATTTTTTTTTCCTCACTTAAGGTCACGGATTGAACCTTGACCTCCAAAGAATGTTGTCCAAACTTCACCCATTGTTCGGTAAAGTCCCTCTTGTCCGAGGCGGTTGACAGCGAACGGGTCGCCAGTTTCAATTCCGCTTTCAAAGTATTGAGTTGGTTTTGCAGTAGAGAAGTATGTGTAGTCGGTGTCGAGCATGTAGATTCTGCTGATACCGTCGCTTGACATCTCCTTGGTTGGGATGATAGGAACACCGTTGTATGTTGCAACAATGAAACCAGCCTCAACACCGGGAACGCCCTTAACACCGTTGAAGGTAGGGACGACTCTCTTTTCCTCCATGAATCGCTGTTGCGATTGTAGAAGTTGTTGAATACGCATCAAGGTATCATACCCAGTAAGCATAACTTTCGGGTTACCTCCTCTTTCCCAAATGAGACGGAAAGTCTCATCCAAGTGGTCGAGTGAAAGAGTTCTGTTGTTAGAACTGCTGTCAGCGGAGTCTTCTGCGAAAGCCCATGTGTTTGCACTGCGGTCGATGGAGTAAATGTCTTCATCGTTTGCATCGTAGTGAGTTCCGGAGGTCATGCTGTTGTTTCCAGTAGTGATTCGGTCAAGAGACTCGATGTCGTTTCCTGCAACAGTTGTAACATCAGTAGTGAGCATATCGTTGATGTGCTCTGCGTGGTGCTTACCCATTTCTTCTTTCAAGACTGAGCGAATGTCGCCAAGTCCATCGTCCTTGTCGTTCAAAAAGATAGCAACTTCGGACATATCGAACGAGTGTGCGATTGTCTTTGGCTTTGCGGCCACATTTTGAAATGTAGGTTTGGTGGTGTCCGGTAGAGTTCCGTTTTCTGCGATACCGCCGCCAACTGTCTTAGAAGGCTTTGCGGTGACGACACGCCATCCACTGCGGTCCCAAGGCTTCTTAGGTAGAATACTGAATGCGTTGAACTCTTGGTTCAACTGAGACCAAACTTTGCGACCGTAAATTGCTTGGTAGGTTCCAGCGGTGGTGCTCAAGAGTGGTGCGTCTGCTTTCAATAGTTCGCTACCACTGTAGGAGTAGCCCATCGAAGAGCCTGCACCGTAGTAGTATCGTTCCATATCGTTAATTGTTCTCATGTAATTTCTTGCCATAATTTTTCATCTCCTATATTTTTTTTGCTTATTGTTGCCAAACGCTACCTGCGAGGCGGTGAACATCGTCCCAATCCATGTTACCAAGGTCTTGGGTTGAAGGGATTTCAACAGTTGAAACCGACTTGCGGAGTTC